AATATGAGCGATCTTAATTTTTTACCATGCTCTTGCTTGAGCTTATCTTTTAATTCCTTTGGTTGATGTTGTAAATTTTCTATTGGTGATTTCATGATTTAAATGTTATTTAGAGGTTGTTTAATTAGTTACATTTAGATTTACTTCTAAAGCAAAAAGCTCGTACTCTTTTTCTAGCCCCATATCTCCAGTAACTTCTCGTCCTTCGTTTTTAAACTTGGCCACGATTCTATCGACAATGATTAAATTGAAATCATTAACAAATTCAACCGTGATTACAAAAGGCTTTAAATTCAAAATACTCCCTCCTGAAGCTACTTCCAAAGGTGTAATGTGATGCATGGCAATTCCAATGGAAGCCGAAGGAGTTACTTTACCCATAGACCAAGATGTTGGAGTATTGCCTAAGGAGTAGTTTAACTGATGTTCCTGCTCATTTGCATAACTGATCTTAGTCACCTCAATTGGAACTCCGTTAATTTGCACTTTAACTTCTCCAGAATCATAAGCCTTTCCATTTCTGTTAATTCGACTCATTATATTTTGGTTTTAAGATTAATTGTTCCGTTTATTTCAGAGATACTTCCTTTTGGAACGATGGCAAACGATATTTTTAATTCTTTGGCGATTAATAAATCACTTTCCTTATCAATTGTAGTTTTACCATAAGTAATTTCTCCACGCTTTGTCATATCTTCAAAAACTTCATCTCCCAAGTCCTCTAAAGCAACCACCGTTCCTGGTGACATCTTACCTGTTTTAGGGTCTACAGGCCAATCCGTTTTTACTTTAGGTAAATACTTCTTTCGTAGCTCTCGGATGGCTTTGTCATTTACCCTTCCATAAGCAATAGTGTGTTCATTAGTTGCGTTATTGGTGTCAAGAATAGCTGTACAACAAGTGTGGTCATTGTTAATTCGAACCCCTGCGAGTCCTGCGTATTCAATCCCAAAGATGTACCCCTTATCCTCTAAAGTCTGAAGCTGTTCAAAAATAGCAGGAGTATCATTGCTTTGGTGAGATGACAAACCAGGCTCTAACCAACTATTTTCAGGAGCACTGGTTAGATTAAACAGTTCATTATTACCAATATTTTCAAATACCTTTGCTTTGGCGCATACTCCCAAAAGTGTACCTACATCAGCGTATTTCTGTCTGTTACCAGTTTGCTTTTTTGCATAATTAAAATCTTGACCTATAAAAACACTCACTTTAGTTGCTTTTAGGTTAGGTAGTTCTTTGAGATTTAATACACTTGCGGCATTACCTCCAAAGTTGTACCCCTCGAGAAATACTTGACAGGGCATATGATATTTAAAGGCCCAAAGCGCTAGTTCTTGTGCCTTACTTATGGCATCATGGACGTCTTTTGCAATTCCATCTGACATTGTAATCTTTGCACTACCTCCTGGATTAGCAGCAACGGCTAACTGCCTAATTTTACCCTTAGCCTGCGTTAAAATAATTTTAGCCTTGCTACTGCAGATGATGGACATTGTTGTTGAGGGGTCTACTACCATGATGTATAAAGGGGTCCCTGATTGAGCAAACCTGTAAAACTCCGAAATATGTCGATAAGCGTGTACTTTTTGGGAAGTATCAAAGTGCTGATCAATGCCCATATTTTCAGCATCTTTTAAATTGTAAATAACCTTAGCGGTATCATGAGCGAGGGATTTAGGAACAGGAGCTCCTATAATTATCCCACTAATAGCATCAGAGTTACTAATTCTATTTGCGCCGAGTCTTCCTTTTTTGATATTAACTGCGTTTAAATCTGCCATTATCGCTTTCTTTTTACTGATTTTAGCTGACCAACTTGACCTGTCTGAGTATCTAACGTAAGACTATTTAATGCATAACTCTCATCGGTAAAAAACTTACCACGTGGGTTTATAAAAACCGTATCCACTGTAGGGTTATTCTTAAATATTTCCTGTACTGTCTTTTTTTGTTCCTGTGTCATATCTATCGATTTTAGTTAATCAATTCACTAGCCAATTCTCTTAATTTGGATTCACTGGTTTTGAATCAGCATTTCCAGAGACAATAGCTCCAAACCCATGAGCTTGTTTCTTATCACACAATCCATAAGAATGGAGACGAATCTCATCTTTAGGATCTTTCGATCGTGTGTCTGTTTTTCGATCCTTTTTTAACACCTGTACACCTTCGATATGATATACTGTGTTGGGAGCATAATAAAAAATAGATGCCTTTTGATCCCCTCTGGTTGGAGTAGAGCCATGAGATTTGAGTTGTAGTTTGCTATCATAATAAGGGCAATCGTTGTTCTCGAAAAACTTAATCTTATAGAATCGAATTAGTTGCCCTGTATTTTGGTCAATAACAATATCTCTATTATTCTTTGTACTTGCGCGATCTAAAATTAGATCCGCTACATGCTCATCTGAGAGTACCATAAACCAGCTTTTCATATCTTTGAGATTGAGAAGTTGGAGTTTATTGTAAAAATCAATCAAATCCCTGTAAGTTAGTCGTTTTCTTCCATTGACAACCTCTCCTGTAGTAGCCATAACGGGCATGTACTTTGAACCTTTAGAAGGTGCTAGTTTATGAAGTACATAATCGCGAACTCCTATCTTCCAAGAATTAGTGTGTTCATTACGGACAGCTGAATCCTTATCGAAGGCCATGGCACGTAACTCTGCATCTGAAACCTCAGTTGGCTCAGTATCCATTTTATCCCAAGTAACAAGAGTTTTCTTGCCATCCATTGATTTTGGTGTGAAATCCGTATCCTTATTAATAAAGAATTTCACATTATTGATCAGCTTATTAAATTTAATCCCATCCTTATCAATGGCTGCAGGATTTGGTCGTTTTAATGTACCCATGAAATCATCGACATAATTTCTAAAATCGTGTAATAATTGTGGTTCTACGTATTGTTCAAGGAACAATCCATCAGTTTCTATAGCCATACTTATTTATTGAATTGGTTTTTAAATAATTGATTGAATTTCGCTGGGTCGTTTTCAGCCATTTCTTCCAAACCTTTAGGGTCAGATTTTTGCCACTTCTTAAAATCCCAGTCAGAACGAGCGTTTGCTTCTGTATTTTGAATCAAACCTTTGATGTTAGGGCCTTTTGAGCTTTGCTGTCTTGATTTAGGAGTTCCCAAAACAGTTAATAATGCTGCTATTCCAGAGTCTTTTCCAATTTTAGCATACACATCACGATTTGATTCTTCAAAACTTCCAGCCTCTTGATGTTGGTCTAGAATCGCATTGACTTGTGTATCCAAATTTTCATTGAGAGCGTTGATTGCATTGTCTCTTTCTTGTACTATGTTTTGGATGTGTTGTTCTACGGCTGTCACAACTGCGGTATCAGAACTTTCAGCAGTTACACCTACCAGGTTTAAAGCTGAAATTAATGGTTGTTTCATACTTCTTTTATGTTTATTGATTTTATTTTTAGATATATCTGTCGTTAGTAAACTGGCATACATATTATACACCTCTTGGTTGTCCATATTTTGAGTGTCTACTGGCTCAGGAGTACTTACTTTTTCAGGAATAATCTCAGTGACCAGTCCCATTTCTAAGCACTCTTGAGCATTAAACCAGTGGTCACTACCATCCATTAGCTTTTCTGCTTCAGCTATAGTTTTACCTGTCCTAGCCATGAATTTTTTAATGAAGTTTTGCTCCATCATACGCAATAGTTTCGCTTGCCCTTCCTTGTCTTTAGCCGTACCTCCCGAGTACGACCATGGTGCATGAATCATCACATACCCATTTTCTACGATGGCCGTTTTTTCAGTGGCTATCATAATTATAGACCCCATACTCGCAGCAATTCCGTCAACGATTATTTTTTTAATATTCTTAGACTTATTACAAGCATTGTATATTAAATTTCCATCAAAAACACTCCCTCCAGAAGTGTGAAGATGAATATGAATATCATTGTAATCAGATTCTAATCTAGATAAAGAACTCACGAAGTAGGCCCCATCTCCTGCCCAAATAGTACCGTAGACGGTCATTGTGTTTTTTAGGGTTTTTATAATCATTGGTTTACCTTAAATTTTATCTTATTTACTGCAAACATAGCAGAAGTGTTATTGTATAAAAAAGATATCAGCAAGGGTTGCAATTATTTGTAATTTAAAGTTTTAGGGTTTGGATTTTTGAAAAAAATCTGACACAAAACCATGAGTAAAAGAGCAAATAAAGAGTCCCTAAGAGCCCTTGCAGAACAGATGTTTGTGGAGTCTGGAATGACTGCTAAAGCCATAGCAAGTAATATTGGAGTTACCCAGCAAACAATCAGTCGATGGAGAAAAGGTCAAGGAGACACACCCATAAGTTGGGATGACAAAAGAAAAAACTTCCTCGCAACTCCTCATAATATCAAAAAAGTTTTGATGCAAGAGCTTACCAGGGTAACCGAAGGTCATGATCCAGATATCAACGTAAAAGCCCTTGCTGAGATATCAAAAGTCATTGAAAGTCTTTCTGATAAAGTTTCCGTTCAAATTGTTTTCACAGTCTTTAAAGAATTTGACAACTGGATGAGTGAACAAGATCCAGAAATTGCTGTGAGCTTTACGGAATGGCATAAGCTCTTTTTACTTCATAAAGCCCAACAAGAGAACTAATGAGTAGTAGTGGATTAAATAAAACACTGGAGAAGTTACTCAAAGAATATGATGAGCATTGTAAATCGGTAGCTCAGGCAACCCATATTGATATTACTCAAACTCCTGCTCAAAAGAGGAAATACATAAAGAATCTTGAAAAACACTACCACAAATGGTTTGCCGAGCTATTTCCTCAGTATGCTAAAAGTGAGTGTGCTTGGTTTCATAAGAAACTCGCCAAGCTTCTAATCGAGAACGACATATGCAACCTCTTAGCAGAGATCTACCGTTCAGGAGCGAAATCGGTGCATCTTTGTATGGGAATCCCTTTGTATTTGTATGTAACTGGAAGGTTAAACTTTATGCTTTTAATTGGTCAAACTGAACCCAAAGCAAAGAAGTTAATCTCAGATATACAGGCACAATTAACCCATAATCGACGCTTTATACATTATTATGGTAAAAAATTCAAATTTGGAGATTGGGCCTCAGGTGATTTTACAACTACCGATGGAGTAAAATTTATGGCTATGGGTATTGGGCAATCCCCTCGTGGATTACGTGAGGGAGATCGTCGTCCTGATTATATCGTGGTAGACGATGTAGATACCAAAGAACGCTGTAATAATGATAAACGAAGTAAGGATGCTGCCGAATGGGTATGGGAAGATCTCAAGGGAACATTTGATGAAGGATCTAAACATCAAAGATTTGTTGTTGCTAACAACAACTTCCATAAAAACACCGTAATCAATCAATTAAAAAAAGACTTCAATACCAATAATCAAAAGGCCAAGGAACACGGATTTAAAATTACTCATTTCATTGTTTCGGTAAA